AAGACTCGTTTGGCCTATGTCGCAGGGTACAGAGATTATTCTTTAGAAGAAGAGCAACAGATAACGCTGATGCTTCAGTTGAAAGATAAGCTCAGGGATTTTTACTCAACGTATCCTGATGGTGAGGTGACCGTTAAACTAGTTATAAAAGAGGACAACGTGAACGTATGAAAAAGATTCTTATAACATTGTTATTACTTAGCGGCTGTTCAACTATTGATCAGCCTCCGAATAGCATCAAGTTCAAGTCAATATGCGGGGCAACTCGCACCTTGGTTTGTCTACCGCAGCAGCGAGAGTGTTGGTGTCAAGACCCACTGGAACTACAGAGAACAGAAGGAGGCCGCACATGGTACGCCAGCTTAGAAAAGATGAAGTAGTTGATCTTTTAAAACTAGGCATGAGCAACAGCGACATAGGAGAAACTCTTTGCATGAGTAATAGTACAGTTAAAGGTTATCTGTCACAGATCATGCAGGAGTTAAACGTTAATAACAGGACACAAGCAGCGCTTGTATTACACGGATTAAAGATATGCAAATTGAACTAGACGCAGATCAGTTAGAGGCAGCAGGGATTGCTTACATTAAACAGTGTTACGAAACTCATGTGGAGCTATTAGATGGATGCGAAATCTCAGATGAAGATGCAAACAGCATTAAAATGCTTGAAGGAATGTTGGCTTATGTTCTTACAAAGGACGAGCAAAGAGAATACTATGCTGATAAAGTCCCGTACACGTTCGCTGCTAAACAGACTAGCCTCGACCTTTAAAGATATCTTTGAAGATGTTAAGCTAGGCTACCTGACACCAAAGGAACGCTTCCTGTTGCTAGGTGTTGTTGCCTTCATCACAATCTTTTTAGCAGTGAGTGCTTTATGAAAGTAGAATTAGTAGACATGATGGGAGATGACCGCACCGTGGTTAACAGTGCGCGAGTCTCCTTTGCCAATGAGATAGCGGAAGGAGACTTCAGTAACAGAGATGCTAAGCTAATTAAGTATCTAGCTCGACACGATCACTGGACTCCGTTCGCACACGTTCAATGCCAGTTCAGAATCAAGGCCCCTATCTTTGTTGCTAGGCAGCTAGTCAAGCATCAGGTAGGCTTGGTGTGGAACGAGGTAAGCAGGAGATACGTAGACTACGAGCCATCGTTTCATGCGCCTTACTTCTGGAGGAAGCGAGCAGACAACAAGAAGCAGGGATCGTCCGATGAAATCATATCAGAAGACACCGGACTCTTCGCAACCTATTGGGACTTAATTACTAGAGCAGAGGAGGCTTACAATTATTTTTTAGAACGCGGAGTAGCACCAGAGCAGGCTAGGATTGTTCTGCCCCAGAGTCTGATGACTGAATGGATCTGGACAGGATCGCTTGTAGCTTTTGCTAGAGTTGTTAAACTACGGCTCAGTGAGGACGCTCAGTTTGAGTGTCGCGCTATCGCTGAACGAATCAAAAATGAGTTAGACCAACAAGACAAAATAAAACATTCTTGGGGAGAGTTATGTCAGTAAACAATAGTATTCATGTTCATGATGCAAAAGAGCTGAAGCTTGAGAAAAGCAAGACAGGAGGTTATATCGTTAGCACCGTATGTGACGGAGGTTACGTAGACTTCTATGTCCATGACAATCATGGTAAACTACGACTCAACATTGACTTAAGGGACTACGACGATGAGTAATCAAGCAGACTTTGATGCGTGGCTTGAGGGTATCGGTGACTTTCATACGGCTCTTGATGATGCATGGTCTAGGATCTTTGTCATGCATCTTGGCACACATCTTCCTGACAAACAGGTAAGAGAAAAGTTCCGCGCTTTTGTCAGCGACTGGTGTATGGAAACAGATGGTAGACTCAGTGCTACTGAGCATGATATGATAGAGATGTTTCCAGAGTTTCTGGATAGCTTGGTCGGAGAAGACTAATGTTTGTAGAAGATATACTTAAACTTAAAGATACTTTACTAAATCCTAAACGTAGCGACAGATTCATAGTGCCTCTGTACCGCGAAGGTTGGAGGTATTGTGAAGTAGCTATAGGTAACAAACGGGCTTTCGTTAGGCCTTTGACTGACGATAGAAGAAGTAAAACAACCCGAAAGAAAATAGAGGAGGAGTTATGTAGCACTTATTGGTGGGCTGCTGAATGCCACGCTTCTCGTGGCTTGAAAAAGAAACCAAGAAACTGGTATAAAAAATACTAAAGGAGTTTGTGTATGGCTATTGTATCTGGTGTTGCTTATTGGGCTAGTATTACTCAACCTAATACTACTTATGAGCCAGTGTATACAATCAATGTTGTTGTCGATGAAGCTACTGCTGATAAGTTTCGAGCAGAAGGCTACACCGTAAAGGACAAGGAAGAAGGACCTACCGTTGTTATCAGACGCAAGGTTCATGGTCCTAATGGTATGATCCGTTCAGCACCTGAGCTTATGGATCGAGCTAAGAATCCTATGGATTGTCAGGTCGGTAATGGTTCTACTGTTAACGTGCAGTACAAGCCTTGGGAAGTTACTCGACAGGGTAAAGTCTATAAAGGTTTGGATCTGCAGAAGGTTCAGGTTGTTGATCTAGTACCTTTTGGTAACGTAGATGAATTTGATGTGATCGAAGAAGAGGAGGCTTTATGAGTACTTGGACTTACAAAACTGACACAGGAGTCTATGATGTGCAGCAGCTATCCACAGAAGCTCAGATATGTTTTCAATATCTAGCAGAAGTTGAAGCTGAGATACAAACATTAGGTAAACGTGTTGATGTTCTAAGAGCTGCGGCTCAGCACTTTCATGGTGTAGTGCAAGGAGCTTTAGTAGACGAGGCGCTAGTGCCAGAGGAAGAAGAAAATACGGAGGACAATGGGGGCGAATAGCCCCCTAACTTTATATGACTTTTGTAAAATATCACAAGGCTTGTCCAGAGTGCGGAGGGCACGATCCAGTATCGATTAATGAAGACGGATCTGCAAAGTGTTTTAGTTGTGGTACATACTTCAGGGATTATGAGAAGGCTATGAAAGGCGAAACAGTAAGTGACTTCAAGACATACAAGAACAATTCAATGAACGAAATAGAAGGAGAGTTTGTTGCGTTACACGACAGGGGAATATCGTTAGAGACCGCTAAGAAGTATGGTGTTAAAGCATTGTCCCGAAACGGAGAGCTAGTTAAACACTTCTATCCTTATTATAACGCTAATGAAATAGCAGGTTATAAAGTACGTGAAGCTGGTAAGATATTTAGTTGGAAAGGATCATCACAAGACTCTGGACTCTTTGGTCAACAAGCATTCCAAGAGGGCGGTAAGTTTATTACAATCACTGAGGGCGAGTGCGATGCGATGGCCGCTTACGAACTTATGGGTTCAAGATGGCCTGCAATCTCAGTTAAGAACGGGGCTAATGGCGCTGTCAGTGACATCAAAAAGAATATAGAATACATCGAAAAGTTTGATACTGTTGTCTTGTGCTTCGACAACGACAAGCCGGGGCAAGAATCGGCCAAGAAAGTAGCTAAGCTTTTGACTCCCGGTAAAGCCAAGATCATGCAGCTTCCTGATGACTTCAAGGATGCTAATGATATGCTTCGTAAAGGACAGCACCAATCCTTTATGACAAACTGGTGGGCCTCGAAGACTTACACACCTTCGGGAGTTCTGAATCTTTCGGATAATCTTGAGAAGCTCAATCATCGTGAGAAGAAAGACTGTGTTCCTTATCCTTGGGATGGATTAAACGAGAAGCTTTATGGCTTAAGACAGGGCGAGTTAGTTACTATTACTGGGGGAACTGGGCTTGGTAAATCCAGCATCACAAGAGAGCTAGAGCATTGGCTAATCACACAAACTCAAGACAACGTAGGAATCGTAGCATTAGAAGAAGACTGGAAGCGAACCGCCGATGGTATCTTATCTATCGAAGCAGACAAGCGGCTATACATAGATCAGATTAGAGAAGAAGAAGGCGAGGCTTACGAGAACCTAAGTAATTTATTCTTCAAGAAACACGCTGATCGAGTCTGGATCTATGCTCACTTCGGGGCCAGCGACTTTGACGAGATCATGTCTAGGATTAGATATATGATTATAGGTTGTGGCTGTAAGTGGGTTATTGTCGATCACCTGCACATGCTAGTCTCTGCTTCAGACGAGAGTAACGAACGTATCTTAATCGATAGAATCATGACCCAGCTTCGGAAGCTTGTTGAGCAGACAGGAGCAGGCCTGATACTTGTCTCGCATCTTCGTAGGCTAGAAGGCAACAAAGGCCACGAGAACGGAGTATCAGTTAACCTGAGTCATCTCAGAGGCTCAGGCGGTATCGCACACATCTCTGATTGTGTCATTGCCTTGGAGCGTAACCAACAGGCTGACGATCCAATAGAATCTCAGACAACACACATGAGGATTCTTAAATCTAGATACACTGGCGATGTTGGAATGGCTACCCACTTGCTGTATGATAAGGATACTGGTAGGCTTAAAGAAACATTCTTAGAAGATGATAATGAACTAGAGGAGATGGAGCTTTGAAGTCCCTTGTCTTTGACATCGAGACAGATGATCTAGACGCCACAAAGATCTGGTGTTTATCTGCACTTGATGTCGATACCGAACAGCAATTCTCTTATGGACCTTCTGAATTATCAGAGGGTCTTGAGTTGCTTCAATCCGCAGACAAACTTATAGGACATAATATATCGTGCTTTGATGTGCCCGTAATCAAGAAACTTACAGGCGTTGACTTGTCTGATAAACCCCTTGTAGATACACTGGTTCTTTCAAGGCTGTTTAATCCAGTACGTGAAGGTAATCATGGTCTGGAACGTTGGGGCTTTGCTCTAGGCTCGCCTAAGATTGAGTTCGATGAGTACACAAGATACTCAGAAGAGATGCTCAAGTATTGTGAACAAGATGTGTTTCTAAACTATCAGGTATTCAATGCCTTGAAGAAAGAATCTAAAGGATTCTCTAAAGAAAGTGTCGAGCTAGAACATCAAGTTTATAAGATACTTTCAGATCAACGTGATCATGGTTTCCTTCTAGACATTCAAGCTTCTACGATCTTGGTAGCTAAACTAGAATCAAGAGTCAGCGAGATCAAAGAAGAAATATCTAAGGTCTTTAAACCCAAGAAAGAAACACGTAAGATATTTAAAAGGTATAGCCCTAAAGGTAAACTACTAAAAACAGGTGTTGATAACTTTGGTAAAGGGGTTCGCCTCAGCGATGAAGAGTTTGAAGAAATAGAACACAAGCCTTTTGTTACCAGAGTATACACCAAAGAATTTAATCCGGGTTCTCGCCAACAGATAGGAGAATATCTACAGGACTTTGGCTGGAAGCCGCAGGAGTTTACTGCTACTGGTCAAGCCAAGGTGGATGAAAAGATATTATCTGAGATCAAAGACATCAAAGAGGCTGAAGTTATTGCAGAATATCTTATGCTTCAGAAGCGGATAACACAGATTGAATCTTGGCTAAAAGAAGTAAACGAGAAAACAGGTAGGGTTCATGGCTTCGTTAACCATAACGGAACCATCACTGGTCGTATGACTCATCGCGGTCCTAACATGGCCCAGATACCCAGCGTCTCTTCTTCTTACGGTAAAGAATGCAGAGCTTGTTGGACAGTACCTAAAGGCTACAAACTTGTAGGCATTGACGCTAGTGGTCTAGAGCTTCGGATGCTTGCCCATTACATGAACGATGAGGACTATACAAATGAAATCCTTAATGGAGACATACACACCACTAATCAAAAACTTGCAGGACTTGAATCAAGAAATCAGGCAAAGACTTTCATCTATGCCCTATTGTACGGAGCAGGAGATGCAAAACTTGGAACAGTGGCAGGAGGAGGCAAAGGTGTTGGGCGAAACCTTAGAAAATCATTTATCGATAATCTACCATCATTTGCAAATCTTAAGAGTAGAATTGCAAGAGCGTCAGGCAAAGGGTATCTTAAAGCACTAGATGGTAGGAAGCTATTCATACGTAGCGAACATAGCGCATTGAATACTCTACTTCAGGGTGCTGGCGCTATCGTTATGAAGAAAGCTTTGGTTATACTTAACGATAAGATCAAGGACCTAGACGCACACTTTGTAGCTAACGTCCACGATGAATGGCAGATAGAAGTAAGAGAAGATCAAGCTGAGAAGGTTGGTCAGCTGGGTGTAGAATCTATACGTGAAGCAGGCGAAGTCTTGAATCTTAACTGTCCTTTAGATGGTGAGTACAAGATAGGAGATGACTGGAGTG